AGCCCCTGCGGCTCCCTTTTCTTTTCCGTTCGCGCCAGCAGCCGCAGCTTTCTTTCCCGCTGCAGCGCTTGCCGCCGTTCCACCTCGCGAGTAGTTCGGATACATCGCGTTGCGGAGTGCGCGGAACTGATCCGGCAAAAGCTCGGCGAACTTCGCGCTGACAAATCGTGCAGATCTCGCCTGGTCGCCCTTGGCGAGAAGTGATTTTGCGGCGCGCTGGAACTGCACATCCTTCGCCATTATTTTGAAGATCCGGGAATTGAGAGCGTTGACGAATTCGCGGCGGCCTTCCGGGCTGAGTTTTAGGTCCTTGAAGAACGGCTCGACGATCTTTGCCGTTGCCGTATTGTTGCTGCGGTTCACGTCACTCGAGACGCGTCCTTCAAACGCTTCCTGCTTTTCCTGATTGAGTGCGGCGCGATCCTTCTCGAGTGCTTCGCGTTCCGGATTTTTCTGCGACTTCAGGTCGAGCTGCTTCTTCACCATTCCCTTGGCGTTGTTCAGCCAGTTGTGGATCTTCGTGGTGAGATCGAAAGCTTCCTGACCTTTCCCTTCCTTGATGAGCGAAAGGAGTTCCGTGACCGATCCGTAGAATCCGGCCTTGTCCAAACGCGCCACCATCGTCGGCAGGATCGTGTTGTCGAACTGGTCCGCAGTCATGTGCTGCGCGATCTGCTCGAGGCCTTGCGTCACCATGTTGGCGAACTGTTCGGGATTCGCTTCGCGGAGTTGCGTGAGCAGTGCGGGATCGCCATTCGAGAACTGTGCGACCTCTTTCCGGTAATCCTCGACTTCGTTCTGGATCTCGACGAGGCCTTCTTCGCCGCCGACGGCTTCAAACGTCGCAGCCATCTGCCGGACTTTGGTTACGGCCTCACTGAGATTTTTGACGCCGAGCTCTTCGCGGATTCGCTCCGCGCGCCCGTGATCTGCGAATAGTTGTTTTGCTGCGGCGGGATCTACCTTCTTGAGTGCAGCGAGTGCCTTGCGTGTCGCGGCATCGATCTTGCGACCATCGGTCTCGCCACCCAGCTCCGCATCGTCTTCTCCGGCGCCGGCTTGATCGTCAATTTCTCCAGCTCCGGCACCTTCTCCACCTTCGCCTTCGCCAGTTCCTTCTCCAGCACCTTCAGCAGCGCCTTCACCAGCACCTGCGCCTTCTCCAGCTCCACCACCAGCGCCTGTACCATCTCCGGCTCCGGCCCCATCACCTGCTCCAGCTGCATCTGCTACGGCTGCACCTGCACCTGCTCCTGCGATCAAATCGTCAAGCATGTCTTCCTCCCGATGTTTTTCTTAATGTTTCGGTGCTCCACCAGCGCCTTGCGGCGTGCCGACTGGTATCGGCGGTGCCGGAGATTTCGCTCCTGCACCTGCAGGGACTGGCGCGGGAGCGGTTGCCCCCGGGGAGGGAGTTACTCCAGCCTTCTGCAAGATCTGTTGTGCCGCGCCCTGATCGACCTGCACGACGTCCTTGTATCCAACGCTGACGCTCGGCGGCTTTCCGGTCTGTTGCGCGGCTGCTGCAGCCTGCTTCGCTGCCTCATCGTGTTCGTGGAAGTGTAGCACCACGTTGTCGAATCCATCCTTGTCGGTCTTCTTCGCTTTGCGGCCTTCGTCGCCGTTGATCCAGATCCAGCATGTCGCCGCCTCGGTGGCATTGTCGTCCGTCGATTCGATTGGAATCGAGCAGATATTCTGCGGCATCGCAGCGAGCTCCTGCTCGGCCTGCGCGAGTTCCTGTGGATCCACTCCGCTCGCTTTGATCTGTTCGATCTTCTCACGCAGCATTTCCACCTGCGGATTCGGGACAGGTCCCGTCTTCATCATCAGCTCGATCTCCCCGAGCTGCTTGTTGCGCGAGATCACCTGCGGGATCACGAGATCGGATAGTCCGAGCATGTTCTGCAGGAACTCGAGGTTCGCAGCGTTGAAGAAAACTTCGGCGAGCTGCGGATTCTTCCCGAGGTTATCGAAGACTCCCATGAGCTTGTTGCTCTTCTGGGTGTAGGTCTCCGGGAAGTTTTCGTCGCTCTCGGCGAAGACCGTGATATTCCCCTTGAGATCATTGATCTCGAGAGTGATCGTCTCGCCGCCGGGAATCTTTTCGTTGATCGACTTGTCGCGACACTTCGCGCCCCAGCGAACCATCTGCTTCATCGACACAGCTTCCGCATTCTTGATCGAGTGCCATGTTGGTGCGAGGCGCCCGAGCGCGGAATCTCGCTGGGTGGCGATGGCTACACCGCTGTCAGCCGTGCCGACATCGCCCCCAGCTAATGCGGGATACGCTCCCGAGAGCAGCTCCGCAAGAGGACCTGAGTATTCCTTGATGAAGTCCGCGAGATTCGCGGGTGGGTTTACTGCAGGCTCTACGAAGATCAGTTCGGTGACAGGTACTCCGGGCTGGCGCTTGAATCCGCCGATGTCTCCGGGCACGTTCGTTTGCTGGCGCAGCGTTTCGACAGCGAACGCTTTCGAGTCCATCCACTTCTTCGGAATCGTCCGCACGAAGATGTCGTTCATCAGATCCAGCCAGTTGTTCAGCCGTTTCTGGACGGGCATCGTCGATGTGCCCATGGCGTTGCGGTTCTGTCCGTCTCCGGAGTAGGCCTGCCCGAGGGCCCAACAGTCGTCCATCGATTCGTTGCGAGCGAAGCAGAAAGTTTCTCCGGCGTAGACCACGTAGCAGCCGTTCGGAAACATCGCGATCATCTTGTCTCGATCGCTTTTGTCCTTGATGTCCATCAGCTGGCTCGGACGCATCCACGTCCGCTGGATCGTGACGTCGGCCGCGATGCTGTCCGAAGTCACATACGTGGACTGCATGCCGAGCTTCACGTTCTGGCGCGCCAGTCTTCCGATCTCTCCCATCGCCGCCTGATTCGTTTCCGATTTCAGATCGTCGGCGACCCACGGGAACATTCCCTTTGCGCGGCAGATATCGACTTCGGTCTCATACTGCAGCACATCGACTTCGGAAAGATCGTTTGCCATCATCGGCGTCAGCTTTACTTCGAGCTTGCCGTGCGCCGTCCGTACTTCCTGACCACGAGGTGTGCGCTTCTCGAATTCGCCGAGCTCGCCTTCCGCTTCTTTCTCTTCGTCAGTCTCGCTCGCTTCGTGTTCGACGTGGGTCTGGCCTTCGGGCACTACTTCTTTGCTCTCGGCGCCTTCCTTAGCGGTCTCAGGAGATTCCGGCGTCGCTGCAGCAGCGGCACCCTCAACAGGAGTCGTACCAGGCTCGCCTTCGTTTTCCGGAACGAGATCATCTGGCTCGTCGTCCTCTTCCCAACCGAATCTCTGGCCGTCCTTCACAAACCGCGAGTAGTACAGGAATCGTCCGTCCGTCCATAGATAGCGCGAGGCGTCCGTCTGGATCTGGATCAGGTCGTTGTTTTTACTGATGACCTTGCGGAACTTCTCAGCGGAATCAGCCGCAGTGATCTGTGCGTCTGAGTTCGCGCGGACTGGAGCAAAGCGTACGTTCGGGACGGTACGCGTTAAGGCCGCGATGATCATCTGTGCGCGTGCCGAGTAGATGTTCGTCGGCAGGAGCGCCATGTCCATCTGCATCGATGGCCCGTAACCCGTCGCTTCGCCCGGGATGATCCAGCCGCCACCACGCTGCGGAATGAGGAACTGGAAGCCACGATAGAACAGAGCCGCTTCCCACGCTTGAATGACTTCGATCAGCCGAGCAGGATAGTCGCGCTTCGCCGCTTTGCGCGCGATCTCCTTCAGTAAATTCTGTTGCTTGGTATCGAGCTTGGCGTTCGGTACGCGGGACCATTCGAGGCCTGCGAGGACACCGATGTCGTACTTCGGTTCCTGACTTGGTTTCTCGTCAGGCGCCTGAGCGCTCCCGGCATAATCTTGGACTGCTGTCGCCACTGGGACTCCTCAGTTAGTGCTTTGCGCTTGCAAACGCCAATGCGAGGCGCGCGCGCTTTCCTACCTTACCGCTCGAGTGTTTGTGTTCTTCGGCAAATGCATGCGTGCTCTTGCCAGCGCGTTTCGCAGCAGAACTGAACACGCCTTCCGTGCCGCGATGCTTGATCCCGCTGCTGACTTTCTGCATCCACCTATTCCCGGCCATCACTTCCTCCTGTCGATGTACTCACAGCATCCGCCTGGTTGAACGAGGACATCGCCACTCGGCAACCGCTCCCGCTTGGATTTTTTCTTCATGTCTTCTTGTTTGCAGCCGTCGGTGGTGGAGTTGAAGTACTCGCAGTTGGAGCAACGAAAAGCGCCGCCTTCTGGTCCTTCGTATCCGGTGCCTTCTTCGCCCTTGATCGCTTTCTCGTTGATCACTACCGCTCCAGCCCGATTATCTTTGCGACGAGCGCTCCCGAGGCGTCGTAGAAATGCATCTCACTGTCCGGCATGTACTGATCCTGCGTGAGGTGCAGGCCTGCAAATACGTGACCCAATTGCGACAACGTGACATCTGCATTCTTCTTCGGCGGCTCCGGAGGATAGAGCTGCACGAGTTTCCTCATCTGCATCGGATGGACGCGCACTTCGTGAGCCAGCGGTGCATGCTCGCGAACGTAACGCCCCATCTGCGGAGAGATCCAGCTTCCGTTCGCGTTGAATTCGTAGAGCTCACTCATCCCCGGCGTGCCTTCCTGAAGGCCTCGGCCATTCGCGATCCCTTTTTACGATGAACCATCGAGGGATCCGCGTGCGCCTCGGCCTTGTCTTTCTCCTTCTGAGCTTCAGTGAGCGGAGATCCTGAAGACATCAGAAATCTGAACTGCTTAGGTGTCCATGGAATGGGCCACCATCCCCAGCCACCGTTCCAATGTTAACTTCTGGCGTGGCCTTCTATTTCTCGCTTGCTGGAATCGCGTGGCCCACCGGCAATTTCGCGGAGTGTAATCGCCGTCATTATTTCGACGGTCCAGCGATTTGCCTTTGGGGCGCGGCCCCATGTCTTTCAGGAAATTCTTGAACTTGTTCCACCGTTCACAAATCCTGATCCCGCGTCCACCGTAGTCAGCGTAGGCCGGATGCTTTGGATTCATACAGCGTTGACGCATCGAGCACCAAATAACAAACTCAGTGCGTCCTGTTCCACCGTGCTTGAACAGGTTGCTGGCAGCACCTCTGCGCGAATTTATCGCATTACTGCAATCCTTGCAGAGTCGTCTACTCCTGCAGGTTTGGATTCTCCGTTTCTTCCCGCACGAAGGGCATGCTTCGATTTTGTAGGTCCACGGCATTGCGGTTTACGCGAGGCCGGGGATTGCGTGCTTTCCGGTTTCCTGATCCTCTGTCGAATCCGGAGTCTCGTCGCCCTCTTCTTCGGGACGATCTTCGGCTTCGTGATCGAGGCCCATGGATTTGCCCATGTGCTGGTGAGCGGCGGCGTGAGTTTTGTGCTGCGAGTGGTGCGCGCCCGGGTGGTCGTTCTCTCCGGGTTTTGCGTCGCCGTGGAAGGAACTTACGTGGTGAAGATTCGAGCCTTTGTCGAACTCGTGATGGACCGCGTGCGCTGGACCGTGTTCGTTGACGTGATCGGTGATCGAAGTCGTTGAAGGTTGCGGGTGTTTCGGGCCCTGACCTCCATCTTTCTCGCCAGCTCCGGGCGTCCGCATCGGTGTTACTGTCGCGGATCCTTTGCTCGTGGACAACTCATCATGCATTCGAGCTCGGCTTGCCGAGTGGTGCCGAGTCCCGTCCTTCGCCATCATTGCCATTTGTCTCTCCCTTTACAGGAGCCTCCGCAGGCTTCGTGAAACGGGTTCGTGCTGCCGCTTCCTGTTGCTCTGCGTAGAATCGCTGTACTCGCTGCCAGGGAGTGCCGACTGGAGTCTCTAACTTCGGCGATGGCGGCGGTGCGCTGTCTTCCGTTGTGTTCACCTGCACTTGCCGGAGTGCTGGGGTCTCGACGTATCTCACTTTCGTGAGCTCGTCCCACAATTTCTGTTTCTCTTCTATAACACGTTTCAGCTCGTCGGCGTGAGCCTTTTTCAATTCGGTGCGCTCTCGCATGGACTCATACTGAAGTTGGAGGTTCAGCGCTTCGATCGCGGCGACGTGGACACGATGCGCTTCAACCAATCGAGCTTCCATCTCGATCTGCCGGCAGACCTGCTCTTTCCACAGCGCCACGATGCGTTCGGCATTCGCCTCGGCCGCTTCGGCCCTACGATTACGGAAAAGATTTGCGAAGAAGCTCATATTTTCTTCCTTCGTTGCTCTCGACGTTTTGCTGCTTCGCTTATGTGCTGACGATGCTCGCGTGAAAATGGCGGCAATGGTCGTCGGCCTTCGGCTTGCTGCTTAGGAGTTGCCCATCGGCAATTTCGTGGCGTGTAGTTGCCGTTTCTGTTGGGCCAACGGTCGAGCGTTTTTCCTGCTGGGCGCACTCCCATGTCGGCGAGGAAATTGGCAAAGCTCATCCATCTTCGACAAATTTTTATTCCGCGTCCACCGTAGTCCTTGAAGTGTTTGTGGTAGGAACGAAGGCAACGCAATTTCATGCAGTGCCAAGATTGGTACGTCCTGCTTACTCTCGCGTTCTTCCCACTGCCGGAAGTATGTCCGTGGACTTTTCTAAGCTGGTGTCCTACTTGGAAGGTCATCTTTTACGGCCTTATTCGCCTTTGCCATGACGGAATGATTTTACCGGGGCCTTGTGGTTTTCGATTTTCGGCTTGTTCTTTGTTCCATTCACGGAATGCAGCTATGTGGCGTTGCATTGGGTCTTTGATGCCAGCGAGTTTTTCCCGAAGAAGTTGGTTACGTGGTTTCTCGTTGGCTTCCAAAAGAAATCCAGCAACAGCATACCGCAGGGAGTCGCCGCAGTCATCCGTTAAACTCACGCCCTTCGGCTTCACGACATCTTCCGCCGAAACAGTGATGCCATCGCCGCGAACCAGCAGCGGAACAGATTCTGCAACTGTCTGGCAGGCGCCCTCGATCATGAACCACTCGTCGCTGTCGATCATTTCGTACATCGTCGTCCACCCAGCCACGCGATCATTGTTGCTGCGAGTAGGACGGGGCAATCCAGCGGCCGAGAGGTAGTCTCCGATCTCGTCAGCCACAGTCCTGTTCTCTACCGTGCGATTGAATCGTTCCCACGACAGGTGGACTGAATCGATGTCCCACGCGTAGCCTTCAGTTCCGTCGTCTTCGTTCTTCACTCGCGGGATCATGGCGATCAAAGCTTCCGTCTGCTGCTTTGGCGTATTCTCGTGCAGCACGAGTTCCGCGAGTGTCACATTCACGATGCGCGGCTTCTCGCTTTCAAAGCGTGGCTTCAGGATCGCCTTCGTCCAGAACGTGATCACCGCGAAGTGGCCGAAGCCATAGTCCCAGCCGACCCACACAGGCTGCCACCGCTCGAAGATGAACTTCGACGCCGGCAGCACGCGCGCATTCTCTTCCCAGTTATCGAAGTACTGGCCGCTGACGGTCTCGACGTTGCCCCAGCGGATCTTCTCGCGCAGCGGAGATTTCTCGAGTGATTCGACGTACTTCTTGTCCTTGATCAGGATGGGATTGTCGTCAACGGTCGAGTGCACGTACTGATAGTCGTCCGGATTATATTTCTCCGGATCCATTCCATGCACTGGCTTCTTCTCGATCCACAACTTCTTGATCCAGCCCCAGCCCACGCCCATGGGGTTCGTCGCTGATGCCATGCAGGGCCGCGCGCCTGGTATCGTGCAGCGGTTGCGTCCTTCCATCGCGTCGTAGATCAGGTACGGAAACTCGCCGAGCTCCTCGAAGCCGATGAAGAGAAACTCCGTCGATAGATATTTGCCGACATCCTCGATGCGTTCGCAGGCCGCGAAGTAAAGCTTGCTCTGGCGCATCACGCGCTTCGGCTTCTTCTTCGTTTCGTCTTCGTAGATTATTTCTCCGCTTTCAGGATCGTAGTCGTCGCACCAGACTGGCGGGAAGTACACGATGTGATCGCTCTTGTTGAACGTGCCCTTCTCTTGCGATCCCTTTTCGTAGAAGGCTTTGGGGACGTCCACTTCAAACTTGTCGATGACGGTGCGCTTCAGATCAGGAATGGTCTTGCGGAGGATGATACCGTTGGCGCCGGGGCAGTCGGTGAGGCACGCGATTGCTTCCATCAACAGTGCGCGTGATTTCGCAGACCCGAATCCTCCAACCTGCAGACGATGCTTCGCCGGAAGACAGTGAAAGAGTTCCTGCTTCGGCCAAGGTCTGTAGAAGTCGGAGATTTTCAGCGTGCGAGCTGGGTCTTGAACTGCGGTGGCCACGGAGAGAGGTTATCACTAAAAGTGGCAACACGGCGACGAGCCCGACGTACTACGCATCTGCTCTCGGAGATGGATTGGAGTTTTCGGCTCCGGTCTCGCGCCGTCTACACGGCTTACCCTTCGCGCCATCCCTGTGCTTCATCTGCATCGTCGCTGCCGCCGTGTTGCCTTTCGCGGTTGTATGGGTTAAACCTTCAACTTTTTCGTGAACTCCACGTAGAACTCATCACCGGGAACGAACGTACCGTAGACTGCCGGATTCGAGATGTACATGGTGATCTGTCCACTCGGTGTCGCTTCTGAAAAACGCTTATTCTCTTCCATGTTCGCCGCATCATCTTTCGATGGGTACACAGCCGAGAGCTTCACGCTGTGCGCCTTTGGTGGATGGAAAAAGTTCTCTACTGAATCAACGCGGAATTTCGCGATCACATCAGCCATATTGTCCTCTTGTATTTGCCGCGCTACTTGTCTCGGCTGATTTTCGCGGTACAGCTTTTCCGCAATGCGCCAGAGGCTGCCTTCCCTCCCAGGTTAACAGCCTCCGGACTTTCACATCCAGCACACCTGCAGGGGAGTCTACTTCGCCGTGCGAATTTCTTCAAGCGTCATGCCGCAGTGCAGGCAGATCAGTTCCTGCTTCGTGATCGTCGTGCGGTGAAACGCTTTCGATGGATCCGCGAGCTCCGTGTTCGGCACTTGTCTGTCGATTTGGCAGATCTGATGGCCGTTCACATGGCATACTCGCCTCTCCACGGTCTGCATCGACGACGTCTTCGGCTCGCTTTCCGTAGCCGCTGTCATCTGGTTGCTGACCACTCGATCTCGATTCCCCGGCAGATTGTTCTGCAGGACATATATCTCGTTCGCTTGATCGTTCGCTTTTTTGGCCACCTCCATCAACACTTGCCACATCTTCCGTATTGTTGGCGGTCTCTCTGTTGTCTTGCGTGCTTTCATCTTTTACCTTTCCTCGCTGCCCAACCGCTATGAAGTTGAATCGGTTCGGGAGCAATTCCACCATCCGAAACTCGAGATTCGGAAACTTTTCCTCGATGTACGCGGCGACGCGCTCGAGCTCGTGATCGATGTTCGCTTGATTGAACATCTTCCCGGGATTCGCAGTGAACTTGATCGGGAATATTTTCCCACCCACAAACACTTTGAACTCGATGTGCTTGTAGATCGGATCGCCTTTAGCGTTCTTCATTAGGCTTCTTTCGCGGATCGGGACGCAACAAACCTTCGGCGAGGATCGCTTTCATTCGTTCGGCGGTGAGCTTCTTATCTCCAGTCGTGAATTCTTTCTGGAACTGCTGGGCCGTCCAGCTCTCATCAACAGAGATGGCGACGAAGACCAGACCGTCCGGAGAAATAATCGCATTCCCTTGGCGCAGGAGATCGAGGCCCTCGAGATCGATGATGAGAATGTGCTTCTCGTCGCTGGTGTTGAAGTAGATCATGGCTGCCTATCCTACTCCTGAACTGGTTCGTACGTCTTCGCGAAAATGTCCGGCTTGCACGGATAGTTCTCGCCGGCGACGCCCGTGATGATCCAGTCTCCCGGGCAGACGATGTGGCCGCCTTCAGGCGTGTCGATCCAGCCGTGGATTTTCCGGATCCCACTGGATGCGCGTGTCACCCGTGTGATCGAGTGTGCTGAGTGTGCCCATCTTTCCTCCCCGATATTTTACTTCTTACCTTTCAACTCCCTGCGGAACTTGCAGATCTGGCAGTCCGGTCTGTCGCATCGATGAAGTCCACCATCTCCTGCGGTAACGGCGGCGGGAACAGGATCAGTTCCTCTTCCCTCTTTGTCCACGAAGGTGACGGAGGTGCGATGAACTCCTCCAGACACAGGACTTCTTCCGCGCGGCCGACTACGCCGTTCACGACGAGCAGGGTTTCCCATCCGTACGGAGTGCGCCGCACGATTGTCTGCACGCTTACCATTTCTCACCTTCGCTTCCCGGGCCGGGGAAGATATTTGTCTCTGGCACTGAGAGCGGATCCACTCAGCAAGCTTCATGTCATCTTGATCAGCCGCTCGTTTCCATTTTTCGTAAACATCGTCGTCCAGCTTCAAGAGATAGGTTTTCAAGTGATCAATCCTGAACTTTCTCCTCGGGGTCATCTGACCTGCGGTGTACTTAATTTTATTCGCCCTCGGCTTGTATTCCCTGATCAACCGCTTCTCGAGATCAATTGCCTCCTGTCGATTTGTGCACCAGTTCAGTTCAAGGACTTCGATATTTTTCTGATTTTCTTCAAACGTCTCATGCTTCCTGAATCGCTGCATTCCGATAAACGATCTGCCGACGTAGATGCAAGTACCTCTCTTGGACCACGCAACATAAACCAAGCAACTGTCAGCGGTGGCCGGATCTCGCATCGGGCTCATCTTAAAGGACAGTATATATAGTGGTCAAGAGTATATATTCACGAATGGCGTGGACAGAGATCCTTGTTCTCACCAATCGGCTTCGCGTAACTGGCGCAGATCGGCGCGTCGCAGGTGATCACACGGCCGTCGAGCGTGCGGCCCAGCTCGTAATCGCATTCTCGCGTAGCTTGCAGATGGCAGAACGCACACTTCTTCCCACGGCGTTTCGCAAAACGCACGATGGCCACGCTGCCATCCGGGAACTTGATGTGCTCACAGGGACTCATTCGCCTTCTTCGCTCGCTGGGGTTTCATGGCTGCTCCTTCGCTGGCGACGCGGAATCGCTTACTCCCCAGTTGTTTTCTATAAGCACCTGTTCAAGTATCTCGTCCGTTTCCTCGTTTGTTTGTGCGTAGAGAGCGTTTTTCATCGCCAGTAAAAGCGGCTCCCGTGCTGATTGGCGGATGGCCTCACGCTCACGCTCGATAATCGCATCTTTTTGCGCTTTCAATTTATCGAACTCGCTGCGTCCCATTGGCGCTTCATCGCGCTCCCCGCTCCCCTGCACGCTGGCTGGCACGGCCGCAACTTGTGAAGCATTCGCCATGCCCCAGTCGATTGGCATTCCAGCAGCTTCCTCTACCGCTTGCTGGTGGTCAGTTAGGTTGCGTGGCCGCTCGGCGGGCTTCTCCGCGAGGGCGGCTTCAATGCGGTCAGCGATGTGATTAAACCCATCCCGCACTGGGCCAGTAATATCGGCTCGCCCCCATATCTTCATTTCACGCAAGTCCTTCACAATGTCCCGCAGTTCCTTTTCCATCGCTCGTCACCCTTTCCGCGTCCTCGCCAGCAACTCCTGATTCTCTTTTACGGTGAACTCGAACCACGCGCGCGCTTCTTCATCGCTCATCGGCTCGTTGCCCAGTGTGTCGGCCTTGCGAAGGATCTGCTCGATTGTCGGTAAGTCGCAGTCGTTCATAATATGGAGTCCTCATCATCCGTTGGATTCGAGCTCTCGATTGCTCTCTCGACATGCAAAATCCACCTATTGAAGTTCCTCACGCCGATCTGCTTCATACCCTCTTCCACGGATCCGTAGATCCGCTCGAGTTGCCACCTGCAAACGATCTCAGCGATTCCACAGGCTTCTGCTTTCCAATGTGGGTCCTTACCATCGCCCGGTTTCCAACTCATACTTTGTCCCAGATCCTTCCGAGAATAAATTTCTGCTTGTCCGAAAGCTTCCGTCGGCGATCCCACTGCTCGATGATGCTCGGCAGGAATTGTTCTTTTTCCCACTCATCCAACTTCGGATCGTCGGCTTCCACGCGCGCCTCGAGATCCGACAGCATGTAGTCGATTGCCTTGTCAGTGAGCTCGTGGAGTTCCATTACTTCCATCCGCTCGTGCACATCACCATCATGAAGACGACGCCAAGAATGAATCCGAGGATCGCCCCGATCACCATGCCGACGGCATAGCTTTCTGCCGCGTTAGTTCTCATCCGGAATGCGCTCAAGGTATATACCTCGGCAAGAGTATATACTCTTCTCAGTCCTTTGGGCGAGGATCTTCTGGTTCTTCCGGCGGCGGCTCGATCGCTTTCTTCTTGTGGCCATTCGATGAGGACTGCGTCTGCAGGTACGCTTTCACATCCACCGTTGGCCTGTGCGGCCGAGGCATGTCATTCACGATTACTTCAACACCCAGCTGGGCTGCGAGGAATTGATCACGCGGCGGAAATGCATCTGCGAGCTCGAAATACATTCG